TGGATTTGAAAACCTTTGGGTGGCGCACCGCCAGCGTGAGCGGCCTACACTAAACTATTTTTGGTGTAACCCTCCTTAGCTGTACCTCGGGGACAAAACCGCTAACCGTTTTATGCAGAGGCTCCCCAACCGCTGCAAGACTCGGCGCCTCAGTATAGTTCAGGTAAGGCCACAGATAGGGATCTGCAGTCCTCCCACCGATAATCCCACTCGGCGGGAACGGTTCGAGCATCAGTTGAGTCCAGATCCCACTTATCGAGAATAGACTCTATTGCCAATTGCTCCCAGGGCGTAACCCCGAAAACAGTGGCAAAAGTATCACGAGCGAGTGGGGTAACGTTACGAGACTTAGCGGATCGGATCAACTCATCCACATCCCCCTCCAATCCAACTCGATAGGCAACACCAGGATCAAGTGCGCTGAGTTTTGCCCGCTTACCAGCAGATATGCGCCTCAAAGCCAAAGCATAAGACTGCAATATCGGCACGCCAGCGGACAGAGCCAGTTCACAATCACCCAGCAGACCACACATCGGTCTGACCATAAAAGGATCATTCCAATGGCGGGTGCCACAGGTGGACTGGGAGAGGACCTTACGCCAATCACGCACCATGGTGTAAAAAGCACCATTCCAAACAATGCGTGACTGGCAAAAGATGATTTTGGTCCAGTCGTAAGCAACGTTCTCAATTTTGAGCGTGTAACCCTTGTTCAAAAACCAGGGTGATATCAAATCTTTCACTCGTCTATAAGACCCTCGCTCCATGATCACATTGCAATCGTCACCATTGTCTAATATTTTAAATTTAAACAGTGAAGTAATTATAATCAGCACTTTAAACATTAATTATTTCATAATATCTATTATTAATATTCAATCCATCATCGCCTTGGCCTTAAAAAATGCTATCGATAATATTAACATATCCTGAGCCTACTGTTATATGTACAGCATCAGCAGCAGTACTCATTGGTCTACCTTTAGTTTACTAAATTCTCACATTATTAAGTTCAATATTTT